CCTCGACGTCGTTGTCATTGCGCGGGAGGCTTGCGAGGCTCTTGGAATAGAGGCCCTGCCGCAGCACGATTTCGAGGCTGTCGTCGCCGGTCCATGCCGGATCAACGCCGATGATCTTCGGGGCGAATGAATAGTTCTCGCGACGCAGGTGCACCTTCTGCGCGGCATCGACGTCATCGGCACTGATGAACTGCATGGCTGACTGCGCCGGGAACTGCCCCCTGACACGCACCTTCACGATATCGCTATCCTCGCCATGATCATCGACAAGGCGTTGCAGGAATTGCTTGTTGGTGCCTGGCACCGTGCGGCTGTCGATCTGGCGACCGACCCAGCGGTGACGGAAGCGGCGGAAGCATTCGCGGAACCGGCCGCTATTGCGCGTCGGGTTGCCGAACACCACCCAGATGATCACGGTGTTCTCGTCGGTCAGCGCGCCCTCGGCGACCTCCCACACCTTGTCGTGGATCTTCGACGCCTCGTCGAACAGAAGCAGGATGATCCTGCCTTTGTTGTGCAGCCCGGCGAACGCTTCGGTGTTGTGCTCGGACCATGGGATGAAGTCCTGCCGCCAGCTATCCGAGCGCGTCGGATCGCGGCTCTTGATGCTCATGGTCTGGATATCGAACCAATGGCCGGTCAGGGCCATGCGGAACCACTTCCCGATCTCCGGCGCCGTCTTCGTTCGAAGCTGGCCCTCGGTGTTGGCCGTGGTTACGATCTTGGCGTCAGGCCAGCAGGACATGGCCCAATTGGAGAGCATGCCCATCTCGGCCGATTTGCCGATGCCGTGGCCGGACGCGACCGATATCTGAAGCGGCTGATAGCGCGTCTCTGGATCGGCCAGGTGCTCGCCGATGATCCGGTTGATATCAGCCTGCCAGTCGCGCGGCCCGTCATAGTCAGCAAGCTCGCCAGCGCCCCAATCCCACGCCAGCCGCGACCATCGGTCAGGATCGAACCGGCATGACGCGGCGAGCGCAATGATCCGGTCGTTCGGGTCGACGCGGGCATTCATGGATCAGCCGCCGCCATCGCGCTTCATAGCGCGCTCAAGCCGATCGGCCAGGCTGTCGAGGCCCTTGACCGCGACCTGCTCCTCAAACGCCTTCACGCCAATGTGCTTGCCGATCAGTTCGAGGCGCTTGATGCGGTTATCGAGGCGGATCTTTCGAACGTGCCCGACGTGGATCCGGTCCTCGCCATGGCCTTCGAAAAGCTCGTCGACTTCGATGCCCTGCACGAGCCCTTGCCGCCAGATCAGCGGCCACTCGTGAACAGGCTTCAGCGCGCGGGTTTCCGGGTCATAGAGATCGGCGATATCCGCCGTCGCTTCTGCCGCCAGACGCGTCAGCACCCACTCGGCATTGATCTGCGTTTTCTCGGCGCGGCCGGCAAGGGCGCTGTCGATAGCGGATCGGACATGAGTTTTCCCGAGCAGTTGCCCCGCAATATCGCTCGCGCTCGCTTCGCTATATCCCGCTCTGATTGCGGCCTTCGTTGCGTTCAGATCGATCAGGTATTCCCTGACGAATGCCGCCTGTTTCTGAGTGAGTTTTCCCATTGCCCATTGCCCGTTGGAACGAGCGTTGAGATTTACGCAACAAAGGTTGTTTTCTGTTTCAGGAGGTTTGCTTGGAGGTTTGTAATTCGGGCCAACAATTATTTATAGGGCCGGTTATGGGCGGGTATATATCGTTTCAATATATCAACCCGGATATCAGACTGTTCCCGTTGAAACTTTTACTCTGAATTACAAACCTCCAAGTCTCTGACTAGATTAGTCGTTAAGCTATTGAATTTATATGACAATTTTAGATATCGATTGCGACTTGGAGGTTTATAAGAGTGACAGTTTCACCAGAATGAACAATTGACATGGATTGTTCAGCGCATCAGGCAACTGTTTGACCCGGCCAGAGACGGCTAGGTTTCTAACTGACGTTTTTAATTTGCGGCGGAACGCGTTGTTGATGTTGCGATAATCACAACACTCTGATAGCCTCGGATCGTTGAATTAGTCAGCTCCGAGGGGACCATGAAGGCGATCGGCACCGCGCCCGCCAAGGGCAGAATTGCGTCATCACTGTTGCGATTTCTCAACCCATCGCAACACCCGTTCATAGCCGGTGCTATCACCGCACTGGCCGCCGACGCCGTATTCGTCGGCCTGCTGATGGTGCTGCCATGAGCTTCCGGGGGCAGTTCAAGTACGACTATGTTCGCTTTCTCGCAGAGTTGGCCAAGTCCGCGAACATCTCTGGCTCCGCTCGCGAAGCCGGCATCCCGCGCAAGGCAATCGAAAACCGTATGGCGCGAGATCCTGATTTTCGGCTTCTCGTCGACACAATCAGGCCCGTGCCGTTTGAGAGCCCGAAATCCGATTGGACCCGGCTGCTCGATCTCGTTCGCGCCGGTGCTTCGCCCCACGCGGCCCTGCGACAGCCGGGCATGCCATCCACAACCACTTTTTACCGCGCCATTGCCCGTAACCCGGAGCTTCGAGACGAGATTAAACGCCTGACCGGGGGGCGCACAAAGCGCGCTGCTGGCAATGCCATTTCGGAAGATGTCTGGGCCAAGGTCATAAATCAGATCCAGGACGGCCGATCCGTCGCAGAAATCTCCCGCAGCGCCGGGATGCCTTCGCGGTCTGCTTTCAAAGATAAGGCAAGGCGAGATCGGAGCTTCGCGGCGCTGGTCAAGAGCGCCAGGAACAGCGCTAGCGACAACCAGCTCGCAAGCGCTTTGCGGCAAAATGACCTCTTCTTGTCGGCCAGTAAGGCCGTTCCGACGCGCTACCCGCAGGACGTGCGCGACGACATCGTTTCCATGATCGTCCTGGCGGTGCTCGAGGATGAATTTCCCGCCGCCGAGATCCCGCTTCACGCCAAGAAATTCATCTCAGCCTACTACCGCGCGAGCGATTTCCACCGAACCACATCGATCGACGCGACCATTCCGGGAACGGACGGCCTGCGCCTCATCGACGTGATCGCGGCCGAGCCAGCCACCAGCTTTGAGGACTACGCATGAGCCTCACTACCCAATATTTCGACAGCTTCGACCAATGGGTAAGCCGCGCGTCGTCATGGCTCACCTGCCACAGCGACTACAACGATGGATCCGTGAACCACTACAACCGGTTCACAGCGATCTGCTTCGACACCAAGGGCCGGATCTGTCGCATCGGCGCCGACTTCATGCGGGCTCGCGACGAAGGCACGTTCCCGATCCGCTGGATCTGGCCCGACCAGGTGCCTGAGCTGGCGCTTGCAGCAACCTCCATGACAGCAGCGCCCGAGGCCGGCGTCGTCGCCATGACCTCCCCGACACCGAGTGAAGAGCGCGATGGGCTGGTGGAGCCTCGTCGGATGGACGCCTACTACTACAGCTTCGACCCGACTGGGGTTGATCTGCTCGACAAGGTGTTGTCGTCCGTCGCGCTTGCGGGGAAGGCGTTTCACCACACAGAAGATTGGAACGACCAAGTCGCGCCTTCCGGCGACCACACGGGGGGATCGCCAGCCGAGTGGATCCAGAACGCCGCCAATGAAGCCGCCGCCGGGATCACCCGCCTGCGCGCGGAGGTCGAGCACTGGAAGCGACAAGCCGAGGCCGCACAGAAGAACGCCACGCTGTTCCAGCAGGACTGTGCGTTCCACGTTGCTGAGAAGGCGCGGAAGGACGCCGCGCTGAAGCCCTTCGCCGACGAGGCAGCCGAATGGGATGACGGCCACGAGTACGGCGAAGACCAGTTCATCGGCATGGAGAGCGAGATCACAGTCGGCGACCTTCGCGCCGCCCGCGCAGCACGGGGGCCGGCAGAAGGCCGCGCCGCTCTCGAACAGGAGGAGCAAGGCCATGTGTAACGCCTGCGGCTTTCTGTGCTGTGGCTCCGACCAGTTTGCCCGCTGCGGCTGCGACTGGTGCGACGAGCCGGATTGCCGGAGCGAGATCGAATGACGACGAGTACGACTGCCGGCCGGTACCGGCGCGCACCTTCGTCTGCGACAGCCCGCCCTCCCTCTCCCCGGAGCAATCGACATGACCATCGAAGACGTGAAGCGTGAGCCGACAGCCGCCGAAATCGAGCGGGTGCGCGAGGCGATTGCCAAAGATGCGCAATCACTCAGAAGCACGACACGGACCATGGCCCGCGCCGCGATCCTCGCCATGGACCGCCGCGCCGAGGTGGTGGGGGCGACAGTCGAGGATGTCGAGAAGATCATCCTCGCGGCCGAGCCCTATGGGGACGAGGATGCGACGTGGACGCGTCGAATGGCGGTTGCCTTGCACGCTCGCCTGTTCGCCTCCCCGCCCGCGCCAGCCGTGGCGGTGCCGGAGTTGCTCGGCAAGGCCCTAGCCGCGCTCGACAACTACGCCGATCCGACAGGCTACACCGACGGCAACGGCGAGCAGCTTGACGCGAATGCGGAGGTTCACGAAGGCCTGCTGGCGAAGTCTGTCGCTGCTGAAATCCGGGCCGCCCTAGCCGCCGCGCCCGAGCCTCCCGCAACCCGGAGCGAGGCCGATATCCGCAATGAGGGGAGAGAGGAGGCGGCGCGGATCGTAGAGGGCCAGCCATACGGCGAGGGTGCGGATGACCCCGCCCGCTATCGTACCTGGGCGCACTGGCCGACGCTGCCCAACGGCACCAAGGGCAACCGGAGCGTAGATGACTTCCTCGTCAAGCATTGCGACGCGCTCGCCACCGCCATCCGCGCGCTGAAGG